CAGCCAGTCCGCGAACTGCGCGCCGATCTGGTTGCGCAACGCTTGCTGTTCCTGCTGCAGCTTGTTGATTTCGTCGCCCGCCGCGCGGGTCTTTTCGATCAGGTCACCATCAACCACGATGCCGGCGTCACGCGCGGCCTGCGCATAATCGTCCATGCCCTGTTTGCCGTGGCGCAGCAGGTTGACCAGCGCCGCGCCCTCGCTGTCGAAGGCCTTGAAGGCGATGCGCAACTGTTCCTGTTCCGATTCCGCGCCCTTGATGGACTCGGCCAGGTCGCCCATGACGTCGCTGGCGCTGCGCGTCGTGCCGTCGGCGTTACGCACGGCAATGTTGTATTGCTCCAGAATGCCTTTCAGTTCACCGCTACCTTGCGCGGCCTCCCCCAGTCGCCGGGTGAACCGCTGGAATGCAATGTCCAGCGTGCCGGATGCCACGCCCACCTGTTCGGCAGCGAAGCGCAGTTCCTGCAATCGCTCGACGCCGATGCCCAGCTTGTCGGCGGTGTTGGCCAGGTTGGAGAATTCGTCGACCGCCACCCGCGCCGCATCCAGCGCCGCGTTCGCGGCAAGCGTCGCGGCACCCAGCGCGGCGCCGACCCCCACGGCAATCGGACCCAGCCCGCCTAGCGCCCCGCCGAAACGACCCGTCACCGTCGCAAGGCTTTTCATCTCCGAATCGAACTGGCGCGTGAACTTCTGCAGCGGCTTCTGCATCTTGTCCGTGCCTTGCCGCACCTTCGCATTGGCACGATCCAGGCCACGGGACAGGCCGCGCACGTCGGCTTCCAGCTTGACGACAAGGGTTTCCAGGGTATCGGCCATGGAGATTCCTTCGGTGGTTCAGTGATGTGGTGGACGGGCAGGGCCGTGTTCCGGGTGACGGAACGGACAGGCGGGTCTAAACTTCCTCGCATTCAATGGTTGCGGAGGGAAAAATGCTTTACGTGCTGTGTGCGACGACGTCGATTTGCGGCTTCGTAGGTGTGGCGGGCGTCGGTGTCGCGCTGGCCATCCTGCCTTGGGACATTATCCTTGACGGGGCCATCCGGAACCCGCTGAGCTTCTTCACGCTCGCGGCGGGGGGCGCGGTCCTGTTCGCGTTGTTGCCGATCAGCCTGACCGCCATGGTCGTCGGAACGCTCGGTCTGCGTATTGCGTGGCGGGACGAGGATCAGAACCGGCGGGCACCCCGACATGAAACGGGAATGCCGAAGCCGACCACGCTGGATGACATAGTGGTCAATCCTGAAATGGAAGACCGCCGGAAAGCGAAAGGCCCGGCCAACACGAAGCCAGCCGAGCCCCATCTGAACCCCCGAAACGAGGGCTGATCAGCCTGACGAACCAATGAAATTCACATGGACGACTGACCGTCACGCATCGCGCTTGACCGACGGCCCGTCCGGGTATCTGGCCTGCATTTCCTTCGTCCATTTGAACAGGTCGCGCTTTTCCTGCTTCGTCATCTTGCTGTGACCTGAACCGACAGGGGCGGAGGCTGCCAGCATGTCGGCGCGGCCCTTCATCGCGGCATGGAATTCGCGATAGGTGGCTGACCAGAAGGTGTCGGGCGTCCAGTTCAGGACACCCAGCGCCAGCTGCAGCCATTGCCCCCAGGGGGTCAGGCGGGCGGAGGGTTTTCCGGGTCTTCGCTTTCCTGCTGTTCATCTTCGTGGGCGTCTTCGGCTTCGTCGGCGCCGGTGAACGACAGCACGATGCACTTGCGCACGGCGACGAAACAGCCATCGATATCGACCATGAGGCAGGTGCCCAGGAACTCCCGGTCCAGCGTGCCGGCGGAAAGCGCCTCCAGCGCCATGACGATGTGCGTCGTGCGCGGACGATCCAGCACGCGCGCCAGGTCGCTGATGCCGATCGCCATCATGTCCTCCATGACGGCCAGGCGTGACAGGGTCGCCACCAGGACGGCCTCACGGCCGCCCACGGTGACTTTAACCGCACCCCGTTGCGGATTTGCCTCCCCGCCCACGATCAGGACGCGGCCGTGAAGGTGATGGCGCCGCCCGACTGCAGGCTGACGGAAAACTCGACAGCGCCGTCGTGCTCGCCGGTGTATTCCAGCGACGTGACGTGGAACGCGCCGGCGAAGGTGCCGAAATCGGGAATGAGCAATTCAAAATTGATCATGGCAGCGGCATCGACGGCAGCACTCTTCAAAGCCGTGTCGCCGGCGCCGTCGTCGGTGAAGACACCGGACCCGCTGACATCCATCGACTGGGTCGCGACCGCGCCCAGCAGCTCGCGCCAGCGGCTGGTCGACTGCTGATCGGTGATGTCGATCGGCGCCTTGTTGTGGGTGATTGTCGGGCTGCGCATGCCGCCGATCGTCGCGAACGTTTCCGGGCTGTCGCTGTTGGAAATCTTCAACAGCAGCCCTGCACCTGCCTGTGCGGTCATGGTCGTCTCCTATGGTTTTCTGTGGGGGATGGGAGGGACAGAAAGCGAATACCCTCAGCATCACTGAGGGTATTCCCCGCGGCCGTCAGGCGGCCTGGGTGGTGATCTCGAACCGGGTCAGGCCGTGCCAGGTCTCGCCGTCGGGGTCGGCCAGCACGGTCTGGAACCGGTGAATGGTCTGCACGTGGCTGTGACCGGTGATGGTCAGCGCCTGCCGATGCAGGGTGGCGTAGATGGCGGCCAGCACCTGCTGGGTCTGCTTGCGGCCACCGGTGCGCGACCAAACATGCAGCGTCAGATCCTCGGTCTGGCCGCGCATCACGGTCGCGTCGAACGGCTGCGCGGTCGGGTCGCCGAACTCGATGAACGGAAACGTCGTCAGCCCCTCCGGCACCTGGTCATGGATCCGGGTGCTGACCAGGTCGGTGACTGCACTGGCGCCGGTCAGCGCGGTATAGACCGCGGCCTGAACGGCATTCATGGCTTGGCCGCTCATGGTGCGGCCCCGGCGTTGTCTTTGGCCGCTTCCTTCGCGGCAGCCTTCACCGCCCGGCGGATGCGCCCGACGATGCGCTTTTTCAGTATCCGGTAGGCCGGGAACAGAAACGGTCGCGCGGTGGTGCCGGGATGGTCTGGCCGGTTCTTGCCGCCGCCCTTGGTCCCGAACTCGACGAAGCGGGCATATAACAGGTCGCTGCCGACATTCGCCGACAGGCCGTCGGGCGCGATCTCGGCACGGATGGAGGTTTTCAGGTCGCCGCTGGCGGACGGGGCCAGCGCCCGCGCCGCATCGGCCAGTTCCCGCGCGCCCTTGGCGATGGCCTTGCGCACCTTGTCGGCGCCGTTGTGCGGCAGCGCCTTCAGTTTCAGCTCCAGCCGTTTGCGGTTCAGAATGCTTGCCTGTGACCGCGCCATCAGGTGGCCACTCCGCTTTCGGCGATGATCATCATGAACTGGGGCCGGGGCCCGCCGTCGTGGATCTCCCGGATGTTCAGCGCCTTGTTGCCGTTGCTGGTCCAGACCAGGCGGGCCGATGCATCGAAATCCAGGCGCGTCCGGATGGTGACGCGATAGCGCAGGGCGAACTCGACCCGCCCGGCCTCGACGCCTTCGCTGCCGGTGATCGGTTCCACCGCCCCCCATACGGTCGCGACGGTCGCCCAGGCCTTCGTGAACCCGCCCTGGCCGTCGGCAGCATTGTTCTGGCTTTCGATGCGCACCCGCTGATCCAGCAGGCCGGGCTGTGCCTTCGGGCCGCGCATCAGGTGTGAACCCTGTAAGGCGCGATCAGACGTTCGACGCCGTGCGGCAGGACGCTGATGACCTGTCCCGTCACCACGGACGGCCGCTTGTCGTACCAGGTCGCCACCAGCTGCTGCGCCGCCAGCCGGATGTTGCGGGGCAGGTTGGCCGCCGTGGCACCGTACCCGGCGACAAAGGTGACGGTGATCGCGTTGCGGACATCCTGCACGGCGGGCCACGACTGGCCGGATTTCAGGCTGATGATGCCCGGCTCCGACGCGGTGTCGACGGCATAGACGGACGTCGCCAGCGTCTGGCTGTCGCCCTGGCCGTCCAGATACGTGATCGACGTCACCGACTGCAACGGCGGCAACGGCACGCGGATCCCGGCATAAGGGTCGTTCCACCGCTCGCAGGGGAAATCATCCAGCGCCAGCGTCCAGGTCTGGTCCAGCAGGGCACGGCCCAGCACGCCGTTGCGGCCATCCAGGTGGTCCGCCGCCGCCGCGATCAGCCCGTCGATCATGTCGTCGTCGTCGGAAATGTCGACCCGCAGATAATTCTTCATGTCGGCGGTGCTGATCAGCGCAGCCGGATCCACGGTGCGGGTCAGGCGGCTGGGGGAAAACGGGTCATACATCGGCGGAATCCAGGGCAGAGGCAGCGGGCGGCGTCAGGCTGTCCAGCAGCGGGCGATGCCACGGCCAGAAGTCACCGCCGGCGATTTCGTCGGGCGACCACTGCGCCATCGTCAGATGCGCGAACCACCATTCACGGTCAGGGGTCACGGGAGTGCTTTCACCGTGGTAGCGCACCGGCCAAGCCATGCTGCCCCGATCCATCACGTTGACCGGCACCCCGGCCAGAGTGGCATCGACGGCACTGTTGCTGTTCCAGGTCACGACATGGCGCGCCATGGCCAGCGCCTCCGACAGGCTGCCGTGCAGCCGCTCGGCATGCGTCGGCGTCGGCATCGACAGGTCATCCGGGTGCGGGCGGAACTTCACCGGCCCCAGCTGCGCCAGCTCGCGCGCCGTTTCATCCAGCCAGCCCATGTAGTCCGGACAGGTATCCAGCGCCGCGTCGCCGCGCACCTGGCCCATGATGACTGCCGGACCGCCGGACCGGGCACGCCACGGCTTAAGGTGGTGGCGCATCAGATCGCGGCGCCGTATCGCCGCCGGTGACGGCGTCCACTGCGGAAACAGCGCATGCCCGTTCAGCCCGTTCCAGCCGATCGACGTCCACGACAGCCGGTCGCCGATGTAGCCGCGCTCCATGACCATGGTCGGCAGGATATCGACCAGCGCGCGGCCGATGCGCCAGCCCCAGCAGATCGCGAAATCCGCATCGTTCAGGTCATTGGCGAAATCGGTTTCCGGACAGGTCACGACATCGATGCCGTGCCGGGCCAGCCCGGCAGTGACACCGGCAGCGGTCAGCGCGTGATGCGGCAGGCCCCGGCGCATGACGAATACTGCTTTCATGTCAGTTGCACCGGAACAGGAACACGACGTCTGGATCGTTCCAGCGTTGCCGCACATAGGGCAGCCGCTCGACGTGCGCGAACACGGTCTGCAGACGCGCCTGCCACCATTCCGGCGGCCGTTGTGTCAGGTGCAGGTCGGCGCCCATGTGCTGTGACACATGATTCGCGATCAGGAACACTGCCGTGTCGGTGACCGCGTCGATCACCTGCAGCGCCGCGTCAATGGCGGTCTCCGGCAGGTGCTCCATGACGTCAATGCACATGCCCAGTTCGAACCGTCGGCCCAGTTCCCGCAGATCCTGAATTGCCGTCGCCGTGAAGTGTGCGCCGTACCGCGCACGAATTTCCGGGTCCATGCCGTCGACCAGGTCGATGGCCTTGGCGTTGATGCCATTGTCGCGCAGGTGCGCGAACAGCCGCCCAGTGCCACAGCCAATGTCCAGGACCGAAGACGGATTCGGCGGAAACATGTCGCGATGGTTTCGCCACAGGTCCAGCCCGTGGCGCCCGTGGCATGCCTTGCGGTAGGCCAGTGACTTCCAGACCTCGGCATATTTCGCCCGCTCGGTTTCAATGCTGGGTTCGGCTTTTGCCGGGCCGGTCTGGACTGTGTCATCCATGGCGTTCTCCGGTTCAGAACAGGGTTTCAAGGGGGGCGAAGGGAAAGGCGGTGACCGCCGAACCCGGTGTCGCGTTGATGATCTCGACCCCGGCCGGCAGGGTCGGGGGGATGCTGTCGAAGGCGCGGACCCAGCGGGCCAGCGCGTCCGGCGGGGCATTGTTCAGGCCCGGCGGATGATCGCCGTGCCAGTGCGCCTGGCCATCATCGCCACGGCGCATGTCGTACCCGACCAGCACGATCCGGGCGGCGCCGGTGTGCAGGGCCAGGTTCACCGCCTGGTAACCGCTGTTCCCGCCGCTGTGGATCAGGGCCGGGTCCAGGCTCAGACCGGGCTCATGCAGCAGCGCGATGCGGTGAATGCCGGGCCAGCGGGTGCAGGCCCGTGCATCCTGACTGACCCGCAGGCCGGTGAAGTCCGGCAGGCCGTCATGCAATGCCCACCACGTCAGGTCGCAGGCATACAGGATATCCAGCGGCAGGCGCCGCCAGGCTTCGTTGACGCCGATCAGCCGGGCTTTGCCGGTGGCTTGCGCTTCGCGGCAGGTTTCCGCCGCGGCTTGCGTGAAGCCGGGGCCGGAGGCGATGCAGATGACGGTGCCGCCGGGCCAGAGTCCGGCGACGGCGCGACCGGGTCGGTCTGGCCATTCCCCGCTGTGCCCGCCCCTTCGTCGTCCGGGGCAGGGGCCAAAGGGTCGGCAACGCCCTCCCGGATCAGGGTCGCAGCATCCGTCGGATGCACGTCCTGTTCGCCGGGTTCGAAGATGACACCATGGATCTGGCCATTCGGCACATGATTGAACGGACGCTTCACATTGATGCGGGTCATGGGCGCGGTTCCTCTTGATCAGCAGTGCAGGGGCGGTTCCTGGACGCGGATGCGGTCCCGGACGGGGGAAGGACTGAAAACCCCGTCCGGGACCACGACGCGGCGACAGGGGCAGGGGGAACCGGCCCCGCCCCGTCGCGCGCGATCAGGCGTCGGCGGCCGGGCGCAGCAGCGGCTGGCCCAGGATCGTCGCGACGATCTCGGTGCTGCCCGGCGTGTTCGCCGCCGTGGCGACGACCCGCAGATACCGCTTCGAACCCAGGTAGCCGACGCGATAGATCTTGTCGTCTTTGGCCGCAGCATCGACGGTCAGGAACACGCCGGTGGATGCGTTCGGCGCCGCAACGGGGGAAAGCGATCCCTCGATGTCGACGTCGTCGGCATTGGTCACCGCCGTGAACCCCGAATTATCGCTGTCGGATTCCTCGAAGTGGAACGTCCAGCTGGGCTGCGGGCTGCTGGCGATGTTGGCCACCGCGCCGACGTAGATCAGCGCATCGACGCCGCCGGCGAAGTCGCGCAGGTCGACGCCGCCCGCCGGGGTGACGGTTGCAGTTTTCGCGCCGCTGATGTGAGCGACACGCTCGATATTCTGATGCAGGGAACGCATTTCAGAGTCTCCTAAATGCAAGGTGCCGCCAGCCCGTTGCCAGGCGGCGGCACCTGTCGTCATGACAGGCCCGTCAGGGCCGTGGTGGGTTCAGATCAGGGTCTCAGCTCGAAGCGAACTTCGCCAGCTTGATGGCGTCGAAGTTCTGCACGTCTCCGCCCGTGCGCTTGGTCATGTAGAACTTGACCTGGCCCTTCGTGGTGAAGGGGTCGATCAGGGTCCGCAGGCCCAGCCGGTCGACGATCATGTAACCTTGGCCGAAATTGCCGAACGCGATGGAATAGGAATCCGACGCGATGGCCGGCATGTCATCCAGCTGCGCGATCGGATACCCGTGCAGGCTGAACACCGTGCCCCCGTTCAGGCCGCTGCCGTCGAAATCCACCAGGTATCGGCCATCTGCATCCCGCAGCTTCCGCACCGTGGCCGCCGTCAGGCGGGACATCGCCCAGGTCGCACCGGCGTGATAGCCTTGGTGCAGTGCCGCGATCATGTCGATCAGCACGCTGCCGTCGTCCGACCCGCTGCTCAGCGTCGGGAAGGCACCGGCGGCACCGATCGCGCTGTACTGCAGCACACCCCAGGCACGACTGGCGTCCGCCGTGGTCACCGATGCCGACCCGTAGTCAACGAAGCCGCGCGGCTTCTTCGACCCGTTGCCGGAAACGAAGGCGGTGTTTTCCGTACGGATCATCTTGTCGCCGGTCAGGCCCATGATCCAGTTTCCGACGTCCAGCACCGCGTCATCCAGGATGCGCTGCGATGCCTTCGGCATGGCGAACTGTTCATGCACTTCGATCGTCTGGTTGCCGACCTGCGGCGTTGCCGATTCGCTGCGGGTATCCATTTCTCCGACCCAGCCGCCGGACGTTGCGTCGTCGGACTTGTAGGGGAATTCCAGCTTGTCGGAACCGATCTCGCGAACCTCGGCGATCTGGCGCATCGGGCTGGTATCGAACAGCCGTTCGCGCACGACCATTTCCATTTCCGTCGGCACCAGATAGCCGCCGTCGGTGTCGGAACCGACGCGCAGGTTGTTCTGGATGTCCGCCGTCAGGGCGTTGACGTTGCCGTTCACGCGGATCAGGTCCAGCCAGGCCGAAGCATACTTCGCATAGGCATCGACGTGATCCTGACCGAAGGCACCACCGATCGGGTCGGTCGGGCGGTGCTTCTCCGACGGCGCGTTGTGGCGGGCGAAAAACTGCCGCGCCGCGGCTGCCTTCTTTTCCGCAGCCGCGCCGCGACCACCGGCACCGATGGCCATCTGGTCGATCTGGGCGAACAGCTTGTCGGTGCTGGCGCGCAGTTCGGCCATGGTCTTCTCGCTGTCGCTGATCGCGGCATTGATCCGGTCGATCTTGTCGTCGGTTTCCTGCCGCGCTGTGCCGAACGCCTTGATGTCGGCGTCACGTTCAGCGATGGCGGCTTTCAGTTCGGCGAAATTCTCGCCGATCTGCTGCTTGATATCCTGCATCTCGGACATGTCTTGTTTCCCTATTTCGGGGTGATGATCTTGCTGGCCTCGGCTTTCACGAAAGCCAGCAGTTCCTGGACGGCCGCGGCGTCAGCGTCCCGCTGATCACGATCATCCGGCTGGGGTGTGCGGGCTGCGGCCAGGGCCTTGGCCTTGCTGCGCGAAATCCCTGCATCCCGCAGGGCGCGCTCGATATCCCGACAGGTCGGGTCACCGGCAAGGGGGCCGTTCTGGTGCAGCTCGCGTGGAGTCTTGGCGAAGATCGACAGATCGAAGGTGGCGCGCGCGTCCGGCTCTGCTTCGTCTTCGACAATGCGGTCTGCGAAACCCCGGTCGACGGCCTGTTCGGCGTCCATCCAGGTCTCGGCATCCATCAGCGCCGCGATGATCCCGGTATCGTCATCGGCGCGCCGGGCATAGGTACGGGCCAGGGCGGCGTCGATGCCGGCCAGAACGGCGGACATCGCGTCGTGGTCGCCACGGTCGCCAATGGTCACGGCCCAGGCATTGTGAATCATCAGGAACGCATTCGCATGCATGGCGATATCGTCGCCTGCCATGGCGATGATCGATGCCGCGGAGGCCGCAACGCCGGTGACGACGACCTCGATCCGGGCGTCGTGCTGCACCAGGTCATTGAACATGGCGATGCCGTCGAAGACGTCGCCGCCCGGGCTGTTGATTTCCAGCCGGATGCGCGGCGTCGTGATCCGCGCCAGGGCGCCGCGCAGCATCGCCGCGCTGATGCCACATTCGCCGATCTCATCATAGATCACCAGCGTGGTGCAGTCTTCGCCAGCCGCCTTGACGTCGAACCGTCGGCCCATGGCGCGGGCGAAGACGCCGCGCCGGGCATGACCGGGAATGGTCTCCGGCAGGTCGATCGGGCGCACGGCGCCGGCCATGATGGCCCCGCGAAACCGCGCCGACATGTGACCGGGCAGGGTGATCGCTGCATCGTTCATGGCTGGGACTCTCCCGTTTCGTCGTTCATCAGCGGACCCGTGTCCGACTGCATGTTACTTTCGATGATGTAGCGATCGCCGCCGGGGTCGGTGCGACGGTCCATGTCGTTCAGCTGCCGCCATTCATTGGCGCTGATCACCCCGGCACGGCGCTGGATGTTCAGCGATTCCGCCCGGGCCTTCGGGTCACCGCGCAGCAGGGCATCGACGTTGTGTTTCACCTGCACCCGGTCGCGGTCCCGTTCGGAAACCAGCGAAAACAGAACCGCCTGTTCCCAGCGGATCAGCCAGGGCGCGATGCTGTATTTCAGGACTTCCAGCGACTGTTCGGTGATGTTGCTGAACGTCGCCCGCTCCAGGTCATAGACCAGGTGCGGCGGCACGCCGTAGATCCGGCAGATGTCCAGCAGGCTGAACTTGCGGCCATCGATGAACTGGGCATCGCGGTGATTCAGGCTGACCGGTTCAAAGGTCATGCCTTGGGGCAGAATGGCGGTGCTGTAGGCGCGCGGGCCCGAATACAGTTCCTGCATGTCTTCGCGAAGATCGGCGCGGCTTTCCTTGCCGATGTCGATGCCGGCCGGCGTTGAAATCACCGCCGACGGCTTCGCGCCATTGGCCCAGAACCGCCCGGCGTGGTCCTGCATCGCCTGGCTTTCGCCGAAGGTGTTGAGAAACACGGACACCGGCGACAGCCCCTGGATGCCGTCATTTGACGGGCCGCGCAGGTGGAATATCCTGTCCTGCTGATAGACTGTTTCGGCACCGCCACGCGGGTCGCGCCAGACCCATTCCGGCAGGCCCCGGTCGCTCATCTCGATGCGGTAATGCGCCGGGTGCAGCCGGATCATCTGCACAGCCCGATCGCCGTTGCGAGTGATCAGGGCGCAACCGTTGCCGGTCTTCAATGCGTCGTCGGTCAGCAGCTCGCGAAACTCGTAGGGCCTTTGCCACGGGTTCGGGGCCGACAGCACCCGCGCCGCCTGCATCTCCGGGGCAGGGGTGCGACTGCCGCTGGCCACCGTCATGACCCGGATCGGCAGCTGCGACACGGTTTCGGAAAGGAACCGGATGCATCGATGCGCCGCCGGGATCCCCGACACGCTGGCCGACGTCACCGACACGCCGGCGATGGCGCGGTTCGTGTAGCGGTCCAGCGCCTTCTCCAGATCCACCGGTGACGTGATTTCGGCACGCACGCCCAGCCAGCCACCCAGCGCCCGGCCCAGCCTATGCAGCATCGAAGATCCCGCCACGCTCGTACTCGATGACCTGCGGTGCGGAATCCTTTGCCAGCGGCATCTGCGACATGGCCATCAGGCCCGCCGCGATCCCGTCGATCTTCTGCTTGCTCATGGCTGATTCCTTCTTTGGCAGGATGCTGCCGTCGACCCGCCGCTCGACCACGCAATTACTGGCCTGCCAGGTCAGACAGGGGTTGCCGGGATGCGCGAAACGGCCCTGCGACCTCACCCGCGCCTCCAGGTCCAGCGCCGGCGCGCCGATGTTCGCGGCCGTGTAGCCCAGGATGCCGGCGGGCAGTCCGTCGGCGGCCAGCCGGGTGACGATGTCGGGACCGGTGCCCCAGCGATCGAACACCACCGACCGGACGTTGAACCGGTCGCAGGCTTCCCGGATATGGCTTTCGATGCCTTCGGTATCGATCCAGTCGCCGTCGGTGGCGGTGACGATGCCCGCGTCGGTCCAGACCTTGTAGAAGTCCATCGACATTTCACGGACGCGCCGCTGGATGACTTCGCGCGGCAGCCAGAACTGCGGAAACCAGACCAGCTCGCCATCGCGGCGGAACACGAGCACGACCGCCGTCATGTCGTCGCGCTCCGACATGTCGGCGCCGATCCAGCAGTCCTCGCCTTCGAAATCATCCAGACACAGGGCAGGGTCGGCGCATGCGTTCCATTCATCCAGCTTCAGCCAGTTCGTGGCCGATTGCAGCCAGCGGTTCAGATCCTTCGTGACGAACTCGGCATCGCTTTCGTTGCTGTTCGCCGCTTCCAGCGCCCGGTCTTGCATGTATCGCAGCTGCTTCGACTTGCCGAGGTTCGGGTTCGCCTTGATCCAGACCGCCGGGTCCTGCGTGTCGTCGCCTTCGTCCAGTGTATAGATCAGCCCGAAATAGTGATCGGCGGCGAACACGGCCTCCAGCACCTTCACCACCAGCTGGCGCTGTTCGTAACATGGACCTTCGATGTTGCGCCCCGCCGTGGTGATGATCAGGGCCATCGGGTTCAGGCGCGCGCCCTGGGCGGTGCGCAGCACGTCCCACAGGCCGCGATCCTTGTGGGCGTGGAATTCGTCCATGCACAATGCATGCGGGTTCAGTCCGTCCTGCGTCGATGACTTCGCGTTGATCGGCTTGATGTCGCCCATGTTGCTGGCGACCGTGATGCTGTTCGCCCAGGTCTCGATGCCGAAGGCTTCGCGCAGGGCGGGGGTCGCTTCGGCCATCTTCCGCATGACGCCCCAGACGATGCGCGCCTGGTCGCCGGTGGTCGCCGCCGTCTTGACCTGCGGGCCGATCTCGCCTTCACAGACCGCGCAATACCATAGGATCGCCGCGGCGAAAGCCGACTTGCCGTTCTTCCGTGCGCACTCGATATAGGCGGTGCTGAACCGGCGGCCCAGGTCATGGCCGTCGGCGTCCACCCGTCGGAACCCGAACAGGTTCACGACGATGAACACCTGCCACGGCTCCAGCTTCAGGCACGGCGTTTCCCAGCGGCCCTCGACATGGGGCATCCGCTCGATGAATGCACAGGCGTCGCTGGCATGGGCGCGGCTGAAGATGAACGGCGGTCGCTTCCTTCGTGCCCGGTTCAGGTCATCCAGAAACCGCTGCGCCGCATGCCGCAGCAGCTTGCAATGCTTTCGGCCCTTGGCATCCCGGACCGCCGCCTGCGCATAGCGCCGGGCGATGGCAACGAAGTCGCGGCTATGCCGGGCGGACGCCATGTCGCGCGAACGGGTTGACCTTCGACGCCCCGGGCGCCTGGCCGACCCGCGATTTCACGCCGCCCAGGCCGAACACTTCCAGCTGCTTGCGCAGTTCGGCGATAGCCGCCACCGATGGCGATTCTCCCTTTCCCTCGAAATACAGCCGGAACTGCGCGGTCACATGCGCCTGAAGCTGACACATGTTCGCGAACGCCTGGCTGTCCTTCTCGGTCGCCAGCTTGTTCGCGTCGACCAGCACGACCAGATCGTTCCAGACCTCCTGCGCCGGGGCAGGGAACCCAGACGGCACGCGCGGCAAGTCGATTTCCACTTCGTCACGCGGATGCGTCGCGGCAGATGGCGCCGTACCGCGCCGCGCCTTCGTCGATGCCGGAACCGGCTTCGTTCCTCGTTTCATCTCGATCACCTCCGACTGTCGCAAGCCCGTGAACAGCGAATCAATGACGGCCGGCTCCTGTACCGCAAACCCTTTACCGAACGCGGCATGCACCCGCTGCACGGCTCAGGCAAACACACCGCCTTTACCAAAAATCACTCAATAAAAACATTAACTTACACAGAACATTAACCCCCACACCCCTTTTTTTGACTTGGGCACGGATAGGTCAATAGGTAACTTTTCAGGTATTTGACCCACCCCCACCTCCTGCCTCTCGAACCGTCTTCCGGGTGTGGCACCCGTGGCAAAGCGCCTGCAGGTTCGCCCGGTCCAGCATCGACCCGCCATCCCGGATCGGGCGGACGTGATCGACGTCGGTGGCGATGCTCTCGCATCCTGGCGTGACGCATACCGGATCTTGTGCCAGCACGTTCCGCCGCGCCGCCCGCCATCGCCTGGAATCATAGAAGGCTTTCACGTCGGCTGGCCGGCGCATGTTGTAGGCTTTCCCGGCCGCGCGCTTGCCACCTGCAGGCCCGAGCATCGCTGCCCCGGATTTCAGGAATCGCGGGCGGCGCGCCATCTACCGGCCCGCCGTTCTGATCTGCGCTTGTGGGATGTGCGAAGCATCGTCGTGGTCTGTTTCAGGCCCACTTATCGACACTCCATTTCTGACATTACCGCCGCGCGCAGGTTCTGTCAAGCGCCGCGCATTCCGTCCCGTAACCACCTGAATCGGTTGCGCTTCCGCCGTGACCAACGCCGCGACCCCGTTGCGGAATAAATGACATCGCTTGCCATCCGCACTGCAAATCGCGTCTTCCCCGCCCCAGCCATCACGCGCCAGCAGCCAGGCCGGCCAGCATTCCTCGACCGCGATGGCGAACACCGCCGCCCGCTCGCGGGCCGACATGACCTCGCTGAGATACTTCCATTCCCGCTGCATCTCCGGCGTGACATCGGCGACGCTTCCGGCCTTTTCCCGGCTGGCCGGTGCTGGCGCGCCACAGATCCGGCGGTGCAGCTCCCGCCAGCGCATCATCACCCGGTGCGCGGCATCGTCCACCAGCCCGGCAGCGTGCAGCCAGTCCAGCGGACAGTTCGCCATGTCCAGCCCCCCCCGCGCCTTGCCGTCCGCACCGGGCATCCCGCCCGCGAGCATACCGGCCGCGATCCGCCGCATCGTCTGTTCCGGGGTTGCCCCCACCGCGCGGCCGCCGTCATCGCCACCACCGCGCCGCAGTCGCCCGTTCGGTTCCCGCGCGCCGTCCAGCCGGGGCCGCCCCCGCTTCCTGCTGTTCCTGGTCTTCGCCATGTCTCGCCATCCTTCGCCCGGTTCGCCGCCCGCCGCCACAGCTGGCCGCCACGTTTTCCACATCTCACCCGCCGACGCGGGCCTGCCCCTCCGTTTCCAGCCAGCGCCACAGCGCCCCCGATATGCCGGACAGCACCGCCGCCCGCTCGCCGATCGCGCCGCGCAGGTCGGGCCATGCCGGCCAGAAGTCATGCGCATCCGGCCATGACCGGATCGCGTCCTCGCAGGCCATCGCCGGAAACCCGGCCATCGCACCGGCATAGGCCAGCAGCACCGGTTCCGGGTTGGCCTCCACCCGCCGGGGCACCCGCAGCAACAGGCTGGTCTCACCCATGGCCAGCAACATTCGGTCCCGCCCGTCGGGCAGGTCCAGGCAGGGCCGCACCATCGCCCGCGCCAGCTGTTCCGCCACGGCCGCATCCGGCGCCGCGCCGCGCTCGGCCATCACCTGCCAGCCCACCGACCAGCACATCGTGAAGTCCTGCCGGTCCATCGGCGACAGGTCCGCCGTCTGCACGTTCAGCACGGACAAGCCGCAGGCTTGCGCGATGCATACCCTCGCCCAGGTCTCCGCCCCGCTCCTGGCGGCCACCGCCCGGGCGTCCGCCTCGCGCCTGCGCGCCGTGGCCAGCGCCGTCGCCGGCACCCCCGTCCGCGCCCTGCGCCCGCCGTCGGCCGTCCGGGTCATGCTCCCTGACCCATTGCCGCCATTCGGCATCCCAGTCCGCACTGCGCCGGTTGCGGGCGATGGCCCTGTCCCGGAAAGCCGTGAACCCGTTCGCGCTGTCATCGCCACTCCACCCGTTCAAGTCCCTTGCTGCATCGACCCACAGCGCTGGCACCGCCTCGATGTGCCCCGGCCATCGTCGCCGCACCGCACCGCCTTCCACCCGCCCCCCTGTCTCCGAAATGGAAAGGGGGCTGGGGGAATGGATATGATTCTCAGAAATATCACAGGAGTCAGAACACATACTCAGAGTCTCTTTCTTCCCTTCTTCTATCTCTCTCTTACTTCTGTATTGCTTAAGCTGATTTTCGGATCGCCCATTGATTTCATTGGGATTTCCATTGCTGGCGGCGCAATCATTTGCCAATTGATTGGCCATTGATTGGCCATTGATTGGCAATTGATTGGCAATTGATTGGCCATTGATTGGCAAATCAATGGCCATTGATTGGCCGTTCGGCACCGCGTCGCCCGATCCACGTCCGGACCCGCCGCGCGCACCGCCGGACGACCCGCCTGCTGCGCCTGTGGACCGACCACCCCGGGCACCCTTGTCGGACGCCTCCGCACGCACCCTTTCCCGGTCAGCGATCACCTGGTCGGCCAGCGGACAGCGCATCTGCCCCTTGCCGTCGACGTACAGCAGCCCGTGGCTGATCAGCGATTCCCTGATCCGGTTCCACTTCCTGACCCCGATCATCAGCTGCCCCGCCACGAACTGCGGGTTCGACGGTATGCAGCCGCCATGCTGATGCACCAGGTCCAGCACCAGCGAAAACGCCGCGCGGACCTCGAAATCCGCGACGCCCGCGACCGCATGCGCCACCATCGCCGGATCCCGCTTGTACCAGCTGTCTGTCCTGGACCCCGAAACCCCCGCTGCACTCATGCCCCGTCACCTCCCGACTCCACGTCCTGTTGATCACCCCCAGCAGCGCCGTCGCCGGCACCCCCGTCCAGCGCCTGCCGCCCGGCATCGGTCAGGGCATCCCCCACCGGTCGCCAGCCGGTCTGCCAGGCCCGCGCCCGCGCCGCATCATCGGCAAACCGCGCCATGAACGCCGCCGCCGTCATCCGCCACGCGCCGCAGCCCCATATGGTCTCGATCCATCGCGCCTGCGTGCAGGCCGTCCTGACCCGCCGCTCGGCCATTGATTCCCGCCGCCCCGACACCCGGTGGTCCGGCCGCATCCGCACCCCGACCGCCGCGTCGCGAATCCCGACCAGCAACCGCCGCCGCTCCGCCGTCACCACCTTGGCCGCCACCACCTTCCTGTGCCCAGACCTCACCCGCCGCCTCCGTTGCCGTCGAAGATGCCCAGCCCGTCCATGTCCGCGCCCGTCATGCCCCGACCTCCGCAACCGGAACGCCGGTCGCCCGTTGGTCATTCGGGTAGTCGCCGGGCCGTTCAAGCGCCTTGCGGCAGGGCGGAATCCAGACGCAGCGGGCGGAACGGTCGACGCGGACGAAGTCATGCCCCGGCCAGACCAGCCAGGAATAGCTGGTCGCGCTGCTGCCCGTGCCGGACAGCCGCCCCCTGAACATCGGCACCCGCTCCACGAACGGCGCCACGATCAGCGGCGGCCGGTCGCGGAACAGCCCGCGATAGCGCCCGACCCCCTCCAGGAAACTGGTGCGCACCAGCATCGCCACGGCCTGGCTGGCCACGTCGCAGGCCCGCGCGATAAACTGTTCGGCCAGCCGGAACGGCGGGTTCGTGATGATGAAATGCGGCCCCGGCAGGGCCTCGACCTCCGCCGGCAGGAACGGCAGCAGGAAATCATGCACCCGACCATGGCCATGGTCGTGCACGTCGGTGCCGATCACCGAGCCGAAATACTCCGACAGTGGCCGGCGCATGTGATCGCTGCCGCAGGCCGGTTCCCATGCCACCGCCCGGCGCAGCTGATCGCGCCGCCAGCCCTGGCCGATCAGCACATGTTCGCACAGTGCCCGCGTCGCCCAGGGTGGCGTCGGGAAATAGTCCAGGCTGTCGTGCGGTTCCGACCGCTGCGCCATTACAGCCGATGACCGGTTGCCGCCGCTCATGCCCCGTCATCCCCGGCCCACGCCGTCGGGCGGGCGGCGCGCCTGGCATGGGCGACGCAATAGGTCCGCACCAGCCAGGCAGTGAAGCCGCCCGCCGGGGCCGAAACGCCCTTGATTCGCGCCGCCACCCGCCGCCCGCAGAACCCGAAGTCCGCGTCGCCGACAAGCCCGATCGGCCATTGGCATTCCCGCCCGTGCGGGGGCGCTTCCGCGCCCGGCCAATGCACCTTGTCATCCGGCCACGGGTCGCCAGCCTGGTGCCCGGCGGGCGGTGGCGCCATCACCTTGGTCGCCGCCGAGCGCGGCCGCGCCTTCGCCGGTGCTGAAGCCAGCCGCTGCGCCGCCGCGCGCCGTTCCGCCGCCCGCGCCGCTGTCGGGGTTGCCCGTGGCGGCCCGATGCTGATACCCCGGCGGTGCGCTTGGCCCAGCACCGCCGCCCGGCTGAAGTCCCGCCCGAACTGGTCCGTCAACAGCGTGGCGATGCCCGATGCCGACAGCTGCTCGTCAGCCGCCAGTTCACCCAGCCGGGCCTGTTCGGCCCGTGACCATTCCGCGCCCTTCACAGCCACGCCCCCAGGTCCAGCCCGGCAAGCTGCACCACGCCTTCGGCGGCGATACCGCCGCTGCTGCCGGTACGGCAGCCGTCGCACATGCGATGGTGTGGCCCCTCCGACACGAAGCCGGCGCCGCAGGTCAGGCAGTGCCGCATCCTGGCCATGAACCGCCACGGCCCGACGACAATGCCCTCGCCCTGGCGGATGCGTTCCAGTTCCTTGCGCGTCGCGCCCACCAGCCGCCCGATCTCCGCCGCCGCCTGCTCGACCGTCCGGCCCTGCTCGTCAACCAGCTGCAACAGCCGACCCCGCTCCGGCGGCGTCCACGGCGCGTGGCCCAGCACCGCCACCGGCGGCACCTCGTCGCGGCGCGCGGTGCCGCGCAGCTTCACCAGCTTGCGGCTGGCAACGCCCCGGCTGACCGCCACCCCGTGCCGCTCCGTCAGCAGCCGCGCACAGGCCGCCAGATCCTCGCCCTGGTTCAGCCAGGCGATGAAGTCATCCACCATGGCCGCCGTCCACCGCACCGGGCCCGGCATCGTCACGCGGGCGCGCCGTAGAAAAGCAGCAGCCCGGTTTCCTTTGCCACCGCCGCCGCCGCATCCCGCACTGCCGTGTCCAACACCTTGCAGGCGTCATGCATCAGAAACGACCAGGCGATCTTGCCGCCGGACTGCGTGCGATATCGCAGCCGCACGAAGATCGGCACCGGCACCCCCTGCTCGAACACCGGTATGTTGATCCGCAGCAGATTGGGGATCTTAACCGGCGCACCCTTGCCGTCGTGGTGATCTTCCCGCGCGACCAGCGTCGCCTCGCCACTGGAAAGGTCCAGTTTCGTCTGGGTCTCGGTATTGCTGAAGATCGCCACGCCGCGACTCAGCGCCATCACCGTGTCGGCCCCGGCCAGCTTGCCGCCCAGCGCCTGCACGATCGGCTCCGCCGCAGCCGTCGGGTCGAACGGCATCACGTCGAGTATGTTGTCCTCCAGAAACCCGGCGAACGTCGGCGCGTCCAGCTGCGCGCCGTTCACCGTCGACCAGATTTTCCATTCCTGCGACAGCGGCATGGACCACAGGGCGCGATGATCGCCCCAGTTGGCCGCGGCGGTGTCCGGCTGGCTCGCGTCGGCCAGCCGCACGGCATCGTCATAATTGTAGACGCAGATGATGTTGGGGGCCTCCACCCCACCCGCGTTGCAGAACAGCACCGACTGCGGGTTTCGGAACCTGTTGGCGTGGTCGACCAGCGAGGCGGCGGTATCCAGCCGCGTCGTGCCCACCATCCGCTCCGGCCTGACCCGCCATTCATCGGCGAACGCCCGCAAGGATTCCGCGATGATGCCATCGGGCCCGGGGCGCAGCATCAAGGGGAAATTGCGCGGCAGCCCGACCTTCACACCGGGAATGTCGATGACCGCAGCCCCGTGCAGTTTCCGCATCTCGGCGATGATCTCGCCCGCTTCTGTCCCGTGAATGTCCTTGTCCATCTATGCGTCCCCTCTCTCGCTGGGCGCCTGTGACGCCGGGTGAACCGGGCGCGGCCCGGAAAACATCTGCATCTGCTTCGGGTTGACCGGGGTCAGCAGGTTCTCGGCGGTCGACCACAGGTAGGCCGTGCCGCGCGGCACCGCAGGAACCACCTTGGTGATCGACGGCTTGATCTCGAACGTGCCGCCCTCCAGCTTGATATCCAGCGTCAGGGTCAGCTTCGCCTTGGGCTTCCCGCCGTTGTTCAGCACGTAGGTGGACAGCGTCTCGACAATCTCGTGTAGCGCCACCGAAAGGTCGGCATTAAGGTCGCCGTCCTCCAGATGCGCCACGACCTGGTCGAAATATCTGTGCACCGGCAGCCTGCCGCCGTCGGCAGCAGTGTCGCCGTCCGGCACCGCGGGGTTTCTGTCGTCAGTCATGTGAGCCTCCATCGCTCTGTCCTCCGGTTCAGGGTCGAAAGGGTGCCGGGGTGCGGCGCGGGCGGTCTGGGGAGGAGAGTCGTCCCGTGCCCGTGGATCATCCCGGGCGGCTGCTGCTCCGGCCTGGGCGAGGGAACCACAGGGCACGTCCGGAACGCCGCGCCGGGGCGGGCAGGGGGGTGGCTTAACTGTGCCAGGCCCATCATGACGCGTCGCCTTCCGCCGGGCCGATGCCGAAGAAATCATTCGGCTGCACCGCCCCGTCGGTCAGGTCGTTGATGCGCGTCATCCGCGCCGCCGAGGGCCGCTGCCTGCCGGTACGATACTGGCTCAGGGTCGTCGGGCTGACGCCCAGCTGTGCCGCCACCCAGGTGCCCTTCAGGCCCCGCTCGTCCATCCATTCCGCCAGTGTCATGACCGTAATTCACATCTTATATAATTTTTCCTATACAAAATGAACAACAAAACCATGGCGAATGCAACAGGTGACTGCAAATTTCCGCGAATGGAATGGTCCCCCCCCACAGGAACCGCGTCGGACGGCAACCGTATCCGGCATCACCGCCGCCGCGCCCGCGTGACGATGCCGGGCCCGGTGCGGTGGCCGTCGCGCAAAATCTGTTGACGCTGACTTTCATTTGTATTTACATGATAGTGAATTTTCATGAAAGGCGATGCAATGACGAGCGCCCAGCCGACCCGAACCAGCCCTGCACCCGTGCCAGACCGGGGCACCATGACCCGCCCTGCCATGACCCTGGCCGCGGACAACCCGCCGTATCACCCGCATCAGCCGGCGCCGCCGGCCACGGGCTGGCCGGGCATGTCGGACGAATGGGCTTGCAACGGCACCTTCGTCGCCACCTCGTCCGGCCGCATCTGGCCGCTGCTGTCGGCCACGGCGACAGATGTCCACTGGCCTGACATCGCCCGGCAGCTGGCGCGCATCCCGCGCTTCGGCGCCTGCACCGACGCCGGCATCTATTCCGTCGCCCAGCATTCCGTCGCCGTCATGCGGCTGGTCAGCCCGGCGGCCCGGGCCCACGCCCTGCTGCACGACGCGCACGAAGCCTACATCGGCGACATGATCACCCCGGTGAAGCGGGCCTTGCGCATCGCCGCCATGTATACCGCGCAAACCCTGAACTTCCACGCCCACCACGGCGAAACCATTCTCGATGCGGCGCTGGAACGCATCCGCCAGACCGCCGACGCCGCCATCCACACCCGCGCCGGCATCGCCATGCCGTGGCAGGCGCCGCTGGCCGTGCAGCAGGCGGTCCACGCCGCCGACCGGACGCAACTGGCGCGAGAGGCGCAATGGCTGCTGCCCGCCGGCCCGGCGCTGGACGCATGGGCCGTCACCGACCCCGCCCTGTTCCGCACCGATCGCGGGCCGCAGATCGAGGTGCTGCACGCCGACCTGGCCGAACAGCAGTTCCTGCACGCCCTGGCCGAAACCATTCCCGCCGCCGCGCTGGACATGGAATCGGGCGGATGATGCAGCCCGCGAAGATCCCTGCCCTCGCCGCCGCCCTGGCCTCGCCCCGGTGGACGCCTGCCGCCACGCCGGGCGACCGGCCGCGCGTCGAATGGCACCCGACCGACACGCTGATTGTCGATTCCCGCTTCCAGCGTGACCTCGCCAACAGTTCCCGGCTGCTGATCCGGCGCATCGTCGAGAACTTTCAATGGCGGCTGTTCGGCATCGTCATCTGCACCGACAACGGCGATGGCAGCTTCACGGTGATCGACGGCCAGCACCGCGCCATTGCCGCGGCCATACACCCGGCATGCCACATGGTGCCGGTGTTCCTGACCGATGCCGAAACGCTGCAGGAACAGGCCGCTGCCTTCCTCGACATCAACCGCAACCGGGTCGCGATGAACGCCTTGCAGATGCACAAGGCCCGGCGCCTGGCGGGCGATGATGCCGCCGCCGCCATCGCCCGAGCCTGCGACGCCACCGGCATCATCGTGCCCGGCAACGTCGTCAGCTTTGCCAACCTGAAACCACGCCAGATCCTCTGCATCACCAGCCTTTACCGCGTCCGGGCCATTTACGGCGATGAAACCCTGCGCCAGACGCTGGCGACCTGCACCACCGCCTGGCCGGACTCCGCCGGTGACATCATGGCCGTCGTCGTGAAGGCCGTCGCCATGCTGATCGGCCGCGACGCTATCCCCACCGTCGCCCTGGTCGCCATCCTGCGCACCCGAACCGGCGACGAATGGCAGGAGGCCGCCCGCGCCCAGGCCCGCAACGTCGGCTGCGACCAGGCCAGCGCCCTGGTCCAGATCATCACCGACCACCACGCCAGACAGCCGAAGGGAACCAGCCAATGACCAAGATCGAATGGACGGACGATACCTGGAACCCGTTTGTCGGATGCAGCATCATCTCGAAGGGCTGCACCAACTGCTACGCGATGCGCATGGCGCACCGGCTGGGCGCGATCTCGGCAGGGAAACTTGAAGATTTCGTCGATTTTGTCCTTGCGGGACGAAAAAACGCCCCCATATAGATTGAAGCAGACGGGATGGCCGTCAGCAGAATCGGGAGAGC